GTTAATTCTTGTGTAGAACCACTCTTACCAAAATTGATGAATAACGCTCTAAAACGATATTGCAATTTAGGCATCAACAAACCCTGAGAACTCGGGGAATTGTCTGCACCTACTGTCATGTTGAACAGTGAACTTGAGCCTGTTGCCATTTTTATATCTCCTGTATAATATTTATCTTATTAAGAACCACTGCCTGTACTGCCACTCAATGCGCCTGTAGCAACTACACGTACTGGTATATAAATAAACTCAGCCGTAATTGTCGGCTCAATTGCAATATCTACCCATAGTTCGTTTCTATCAATTCTATCTGGTGTATTGTTTGTTGTATCACAAACTACCAAATAATCGTATAAACCACGCTTACTAATCAAGTCAATAAACAATGATTGAATTACACCTGTTATTTGTGTACGTGTTAAATTGTCATTAGGTTCAAATACGAACGGTCTAGCTGCAATAGATAATTGATAACGTATGTAACATATTAAACGTGCAACGTTAATTCTATCTAAAGAACTTTGACTTGCATAACTTGTCTTGTTACCATAATTCAATAAGCCTACGCCAGTGAAGTACGCTAATGGATTAAGTTGATTCTCATATAGTACATCACGAATACTATTACGATTCTTAATTACTTGGAATATACCTGTTTGTGCATCCAAATAACCAATGTTTGTAGCATTAGTAATATTACCTCTACGTATACCAGCAGCTGCTAACCAAGGATAAGCAACATTATCATTATTTAAGAATGTTGTTAACATCATATGACTTGCCGGAACAACTGCGTCAGTGCCACTTAAGTCTGATGTGATACCGCTCGGATAGAACACACCTAGATATGTATCACGTGTTACCCAACCATCTTCGCCTGTTTCAGTTGCTAATGCTGTGTTGGTTGCCCAATTTGTCAATGATGTTGCTTCATCTGATAATCTCAATGGAGTATCACCGATAATGAATGCAGTATTGTTTCTATCATTGTTTAGTGTAACCATATCAGGTTGTAATTCTGGATAACCAGGTGCTGCTAATAAGTTAATAAAGGTGTCTTCTTCACGAATTTGCATATTACTGTTAATAGCAGCCTTCATTGCTTTAACTACCATTGCACGTTGTGCTTTTCTACCCATATATGCAGAACCGTCTTCTTTGTGACCACTTGTTGATACCCATGCATATGGCATTATTGGTAATTGTGTGATACCACCTGTATAACTAGGCTCTCCACTCATTACTGCTGCTGGATATGCTGATTGACTAAAATAGTTTCTTTCAAAACGTTTTACATTAAATCCTGAACGTCTGGTGTTAAACAACAACATACCTTGTGGATATAAGTATGGGTTAGGACAATCCAAATCAACATAATTGCTATTTAATAAACTTGAAATTGTTGGAATAGGATCGTTAACTGGATCAATTAGTCCACTATTTCCCCAACGTGCATCTGCAAATAACATACCAGTACTAGATATTTGGTCTGTGTTGCTGATTGCGACCCATTGATCTACATTGTTAAGATTCTGCCAACGACTAATCTTAGGATAGTTTTCTAAATCACTTGTATCTAACCATAGATCACCGTATGCTAACATTGTTACACCATCATTTTGTGTTGTTGGTGTTGTAGCAGACATAATAATACCTGTCGGATCTGTTTGATTGCTACCATTTGTAGGATGACCTGTTGTATCATAGTTAGTATTTCCATAACCTACCCATGCATGATTTTTGTTAACTAAAATATCAACTTCAGTAGGTGTGCTAAAGTACCAGTTTTCACCCTCAAAAGGTAATGATGCTGGAGCACCTGCATTTGAAGTATATGTTAATGGGTACCAGTTACTTAATGATGTTAAGTATAATGGTTTTGCAGTTCCAGTTAATATAGCTAGTGCAGAAATAACACCACCTGATGTAACACCCTCTACGACCATTGTAAGGTCATTGTCAGGACTTACACCACCTAGACTAGTGCCTAGTACTTTTATTTCATCACCGACTGCATAAGTGTTACCACCATTATTTACAACTACTTTATAGTAACCATTATTAGTTACTGTAACAGTTGCACTACCACCACTACCAGTTACTCTAGTTGTAGAAACAGTCGTTACAAAAGTATCTACAAAACTTTTACGTACACCTTTTGTTGATGTACCGAATCCTAATGCATTAATAAGACCTGTGCTCTCACCGTTGTTACTAGCAGTATCACTCAATAATATTTCACCACCTGCAGTATGACTAATAGTAATTGAACCATCAGTATTAATTGCAATTTTTGTATATGGAATTTGTGCAGCTTGCCATGCAGAAACAAATGTTGTTATATGCTGGTCACCTATAGTAAGTGTATATACGCTACTACGTGTTGTTTGATTAGGAATAGTTACTAAAACTTTTAATGTCGCTGATACATTTGCAAAATCTGCCAAATTAAATGAACTAACACTACTTGTAACTGCTGTTATACCAGTTGTTAGTCTGTAATAAAACATTACTGCTGCATCAGGGAAACCTTGAGTACCAACTGTAGCTATTAATGTATTTGTAGGAATAGCTTGGCCACCAGTTGAATCTAAATTGTAGATTGCAGATTGTTCACTATTATAAACGTTTACAGTTTTACCAACCCATTGATTAGCTGCTAAACTATATCTGTTCATAATAAAATCTATACCTGAACCTGTAGTACTTGTTTTGATCCAAACAGATCCACTTGGTCTTGGCATTGCTTGACTTGATGTCCATAATGGCATTTGATTGCTTGAACCAATTGAAACATCTGGACTATAATATGTGCCACCTAATCCTAAGTCAGCAAGAATTGTTCCAGTTCCTGTTAAAGTGATATAATCATTTATTGAAGAACCAATTTGATCATATTCACCAAAGAATATTGTCAAATAACCACTATTAGTAGTGCTATCTGCCGTTAAGTCAGCAATATTTAATGAATTAATAAGAGTAGCTAAGTGTGCTACTGTATTATTGCCGCTACCTGAAGGTACTGTTACGCTAACTGTATATTTACCGTTAACATTGATAGTTAACACATCTCCTACAGTTAAGCTAATAGGACGATTTGTACCAACTGCTGTTGGGGTAGACATTTTCCATTCATGTGAACCAACACCAACCCAAACACTAGTGCTTGCATTTCCTGGGGTCTTGTAAAAATATGTATGTTGTGATAGCATACCATTAACTGGCATTGCAGGAATAACTGCATAATCACCAGGATTACCAATTGATGGCAACGGTGTAGCATCATTTCCATTATCTGTTGTATATTGAGAAGTGCTTGTTAATACATAAGGAGTCATTGACATAAATGTTCCTGTATCAGCATCAAATTCAAAAATACCCCATGCTGTATTTGTAGTGTCTAACCAGTATGTACCGTCCGGAGCAGGACCAGCTGGACGAGTTAAGCTACCTATTAAACTTGCTAAATCTATATCAGCACGTAACACATAGCAACTATTTGTAGATCCTAATAATGAATACGCAGCTAATAAACCATATTCATTTAATTCGTAACCGTGTAGTGGTGTACCATCTGTTGTTTTATAGAAGAATGGGTTACCAAATAATGTCACTAAATCTTGTTGACTTGTTAGTTGATATAATTTATTTGCATTGGACTCTAATGTGCCAGCAGCAATTGCAGTATTATTAGTTCCATTTGCTTTGTCAAGAGCAGAAGCTATAAAAAGTAGGGGTACTGAGCTAGAAGCAGCGGGTAAATATTGACTTTGGTCAATAATTGATACTTGTACGCCAGGTGAATTTAATGCCATTTTCGATTTCCTTTAAATATTATTGTATAGGCATAAACCTATATGATACTAATATTTAGCATAACCTATCAGAAACACCCAAATAACCATACCTTTGAAGGTTACTAAATAGATGTATGAGACCTATCTGCAAAACATGTAACAAAAACTACACAGCAATCAATTATAAACGTGATGGTGTAACACATTATCGTAGTAACTGCGATGAATGCGGAAGGACTAAGAATAAATTAAAAGCCAGAATCCCTACTTGGCAAAAGGCAGGATACAAGAAAAAAGCCACATGTGACTCTTGTGGCTTTCGTAGCATCTACCCTACCCAAACTTTAGTATATCATATAGACGGAGATTTAAAGAATGTCAAGTTTAACAATCTCAGAACTATATGCTTAAATTGTGTTGAGATTGTTAAACGTAAAGAGGTGACTTGGCGTAGGGGCGACTTAGAGGTTGATTATTGATTCTAATTGCTTGTATAAATCTTCAATAGACCCGTTGTTGTTTATAACATGGTCGTAGGGTAATCCAACACTACTGTATTCACTTGCATGAACTTTATGTTTGTCTAGCATATTTTTACTTAGTGCCCACATTGTGTTTCCATCAGGGCCTTTGTTATAAGCTACCGCAGCATCATACCATTTTGGGTTAGGACCTCGTACAACTCTAACTGTTATTCCACCTGCATTTTTTATGCTTTTGATTTCGTTGGGAAATCTACAGTCACTAATAACAATGTTGTCTTTTGTATTGTATAATTTGTTTTCTAAACTAGCGATCCATATATCATCATGGAATCCTTTACGACAGACCTCTGTACCCCAATATTGAAGTATCCATCTAGGAGTTAGATTGGGCATATCAAGTCGTTTTGCCCACCAAGGATCAATTTGTTCTCTCCACTCTCTACTGTATTTGGTGTGACCTTCTAATAATTCTCTGTCCCAACCGAATACTTGTGCTACTGCATCTTTTAAACTGCTTGCAAAACTTTCTTGTTTAAATTGATGAAATGTAGTTAGATAGTTAGCTGCTGTATCTTTACCTGAACCGATTAATCCTGTTATCCCTATAATCATACACTCTCCTATACAGTAATTATACTACAGAAGTGTGACAATAAAAAATAGTTAGGTTAACCTTGTATCCAAGTTAATGGTTGACTTCCATCTACATATCTACGCAAATCTTCTAGTAATTGTGTTTGCATAGCAATGGCTTCTGCTTTAAGTGCAGTACCGTTAAGACTTGTGCCACCACTAGGGCCTGCAATAGTTCCAAACTTTTCACGTGCTTCACCGATGATTAGTTTTAATTGGCTAAGTGTCCAATCTCCTATCCATATACCAGCATAAGGATCTTGTAGTAATTCTGCTTCGGGTTTTAATAAGTCTCCCCAAACTAATATTTGTTCGCCAGTACCTTTAATTGTTCTAACTAATCTTAGTTCTTTTGTAACTCTGTTGAAAGTGAATACTACATATCCACCAAACATTCTAGCAGCTAATTCAATATAACCTGCATAAAAGTCATATGTTGCTAATCCACCTGCATAGTTATAGTTCAACAAATATGTGTTAAGAATAGCACTACTGAAAGGATCAAAACTTGCACTAGAAGGTCCTGTTTCTAGACCAATAGTTCTACGAAAAACTTCTCGTACATTTACGAATTCAGGTGGTAATGTATAAGTGTCAATACCCTCGTGCATTGTTACTAATGTATAAGTTTCAAAAGTAGCATTCTGTGCACGTTGGCGATAAATTTTAACTGCATAGTTGTAGGCAGCCTCATATTCTTCAGGTCCAGCCTCTACATCAACTATGCCACCACCTAAACGATATTTTAAACTTTCAAAAAGTTCTTGCTTTAAATCTTCTAAACTAACTGCCATTGTATTCTCCCAATAATGTATTTATCGGGAGAATCTGTATTATATTATAAGTCGCCTTGTTGTCTATTTTCAGAGAAATAAGGATCAAAAGTACCACCGGGATAACGGCTTTCTAATTTCTTTACATTCTCTGCAATAACAGTATTAGGGTCAAGATTTAATGCTCGGCAAGCATTGACCCAATACCACATAATGTCACCTAATTCACGCATCATATGATATTGAGCCTCTTGATTATAGGGCTTACCTTGAAATAAAATCTTTTTAGGAATCTCAGTAAACTCACCTGCTTCGGCTGCCATTCCCATACAAGCAGTCAATAACAATGCAGGGTTAAAATCTCCTGAACGTAATTCTGCTATACGTTTATGTAAGTGGTCATAGTTGTTTGATTCTACTGAGGTCACTTGCTCAACAAATTGTGAGTACTTGGTTAAATCTATCATTGTAAATCCTTAAACATTAGTTTTGTGCCTTCCGGCGATAAGTGTGTGTCAAATATTTCTTTGACTCTTTGTAACATTGCACATGCCAGCATTAACTCATCGTTTTTGCCATCACATAACAATAGTTGTCTATCAATAGGTGCCATCATTGATGCCATCTTTTCTTCTATATTATCCATTAAAATGCTTTCAATATTAACATATTTTGATTAAAGCGACCGGTGGGAGTAGTAGCAGTTGCTTTAATGTCTTTGAAATACTTACGTGCCGCGGGCTTACTTCCCATGACCTCTTTAAGTTGTTCACCTGGTTTACGTAGTGTTTTAATTTCACTAGTATTATTATCAAATCCAAGAATCGTATTACCTTTTACAGTAAATGATTTTGAATATTCGTCTGCGATATAATGATGCAGTTTTCTTTTTGCAGTATCATATACCCATGCCTCACTAGCACCATGCAACTTAGTTGGATGAATGCTAATCAAATCAAGTTTGTTTACTGCATCCTTAAATTCTTTTAGGTACTTAAGTTTTGCTACAATCTTTTCTACGGGTATTGCTTTCTTTTTGCGAGGAGCCTTACTTGCTTTCTTAATTGAAATATAACTATTAAGATCGGTAAGTACTGATTCAATAAATTTAAGTATGTTACGTATTTGTACTTTACCTAAATTGCCATAAGCATCTTTAAGTTCTTTGTCTTCAGTTTCACTAACTGTTTCAAACTCAATTTGTTTTTGTTTCCATATCTCAACAATCAATGGAATATGTTGACTCATTACATTAAACTTAGCAACAATATCAACTACTTTACCACTAGTTTTGCCTGTAGTATAAAACTCGTCAAATAGTCCTTCTAGTTCACCGGCAGCGTCTTTTGCTTTTTCACGCATGATTTCCTGAATATTAGGGCGGTTGCTTTCTTTTTCAACGACAATAACTTCTGGTTTGTTAACGACTTTTAATAGTCGTTGGATCTCATTTTCTAATGTTTCACTTTCTTGTTCAGTAAGTTCTAGTCCACGCAATGTCATACGTGCCAACCAGCACAATGTCATTAAAAATTCTCTGTCATCAACTTTACGAACAATCTTGGCTTCTGCAATTCTTTCATTGTGCTCTAAATATTGACACAATAATTCTTTGGCATCTTTTTTACTGTAAAAACGATTGAACCAAGTAAATCCCCTAGTAAGAGTAATTGTACGTTCGCTTCCCTCAGGTTGTACAGGAAAGAATGGTTCTTCGCCCATGTACTTTGTATCTGCATCACGTGGGTTTAATGCTTTGATAAAATGATCTGAGGTTGGTTTCGGTTTGCGAGTTGCCATGTATGCTCCTATTAACAATAACTAAATTATATATCAAATTCTATTAATTGTCAACCTTTAATAAAGGTAATACTTAATGCTTACAAAATTCTGCTGATAAATACTAGATATATCGGATACCAAGATGCCCAAACTCTCACTATTTCGTTCGGATAAATCCAATGATTACAGATTTTTTGATAGAACAATAGCAGAAATGCTAAATGTTGGTGCTACCGACCTCTATGTTCACAAGTATTTAGGTGTAACAGATAACGGTGCCACTGATAGTCTAAGCACACCACAACGCACAAGTTTAGACCCTACCAATATACAGGATTTATTGTTCTTGGAAAATCGTGACCGAACCTATGATAGTAGTGTTTATAGAATTCGTGGGCATTATAATGTAGCAAACTTAGACTTTGATTTAAGTCAGTTTGGATTGTTTTTAAACAATGACATTATTTTTATTGTTGTGCATTACAACACAATGATAGATACGATTGGTCGTAAATTAATGGTCGGTGATGTATTTGAATTACCTCATTTAACAGATTATCATCCATTAAATGAAACTATACCAGTTGGACTACGTAGATATTATCAGATTACAGATGCAAACTTTGCAAGCGAGGGTTTCAGTCAAACATGGTATCCTCATTTATGGCGTATCAAATGTGAACCATTAGTAGACAGTCAGGAGTTTAGTAACATTCTTAAAACACCAACTAGTGCGGATAATTATTTAGGAAACTGGAATAGTACAACCAGTTATACTCCGGGTTACGTAGTAAGTTATGGAAATAAAAACTATGTACCAGTTAGTCCTTTACCAAATGGATTATCAAGTATTCCTGCAGGCACACCTTGCACAGATACAACATATTGGCAATTAGATACTGCCGATAGTATTGCAGATATACTAGGACGTTATAATACTAACCTAGCAATTAACGATGCATTAATAGCAGAAGCAGATAGATTAGTTCCCAAGACAGGTTACGACAGACATCAATTATATCTTGTGTCCACTGATGCTACTACAGGTCAACCACAATTACCAAAAGGTGTTGTAAGTGGATTAACAAATCCTTTATTAGGTTCAGTTCAAATGGTTCAAAGTCCTGGATATAGTCCTAGCCCGGGTATTGTTATTGCTGCAGGTGCAATAAAGAACTGGATGGATATGCCTATCAATAGCAATGAATTGTTACAAGCATTTATGAGCATGACATTAGAGATTGAAGAAGTTGAACCTGATAAGTTACCTAGTGGCGGTGGTCAAGTTAGCGGTGAATTAGTTATCGCAGCTAAAGCAGGTGCAGTTATTACTGATCCATATGGTACAACTGACAACACATACTCAGTAGCAAGCGATTTTCCAAGTAGTGTTGTTACTGCTAATCCAACTGTTGTAGGTAGCAATACTATTACAGTATTAGAAATTCCCAAAGATGCATGGCCTGGTATTGTGTTAAGTGCAACAGTTACATTATTAGATGGACAAACAGCACAAGTATTTGATACAAATACAGTTGTAACAAGTAGAGATTTAACAACAAACACTATTACAATCAATAAGCCTACATTGTTTGCTATGCCAGCAAACACACTTATAACTATTGCAAGTAACTTTACTAAAACAGTTACCCCTCAAATGGATTTCAGAGCAGATGCTGATCCTAGATTTAATTATATCAAGAACTATACACCATTAGGATTTGGATATAGCGGTGGTTATAATACAGGAGATGGTACTGCACCAAATGGATTACCTTTTGAATCAGGAACAACATTCCCATCAAATCCTAAGTTAGGTGATTATTTCTTACGTACTGATTATCTACCACAAACAATGTATCGCTGGGATGGTGCGTTATGGCAATTGATTAGTAGCAATACACGTGCTGCTGCAGGTATGAATAGCAATCAAACATTGCTTGGTTCGTTCATTAATAATACCGCAACAACAACATTAACAAATGGTAATGTGATACCGCAAGTTCAAGCATTATCTACATTATTTAAAGCAACACCAGATTAAGGTAACACATGGCACAATATTTTTACGATGCACAAATACGCAGATTCTTAATTCAATTCGCAAGAATCTTTAGTGACTGGAATGTAACTAAAGGTAACGATCCTGCAGGCAATCCTATTATTGTTCGTGTACCTATTATGTATGGTGATGCAAGTAGAATGGCTAGCACACAAATTGCTAACAATAGTTCTAGCAGTTTACCAAGTGCACCACTAATTAGTTATTATATTACTGGATTAGAATATGATCAAAAGCGTACACAAGATCCTTACTATGTAGAATCGGTTGCAGTACGTCAACGTAACTATAACGCAGCTACTCAAACTTTTGAAACAACACAGGGACAAGCATTTAGTGTAGAAAGAATTATGCCTGTACCATATACATTAAGAGTTAATGTAGACTTCTGGACGACTAACTATCAACAAAAATTAGAATTGATTGAGCAGTTGGGCGTATTGTTTAATCCAGCAATGGAAATTCAAAGTACAGATAACTTTGTAGATTGGACAAGTCTAAGCGTAGTATACCAAGATGGATTAACATTTAGCAGTAGAACTATCCCTCAAGGTAGTGCTAATCCAATTGATATTATGAGTTGGAAATTCTATATGCCTATATGGTTGAGTTCAAGTGCTAAGATTAAGAAAATGGGTGTTATTCATAAGATTATTATGAGTATATTCCAAGGTAATGCACTTACTGATATGCAAGATGATGCATTGTTATTGGGTACTAGGGAAAAAGTCACTCCATATGGTTATAGTTTATTGTTGATAGGCAATCAGTTACAAATATTACCGGCAGATAACTCACCCAATCCTAATAATAATACGATTGACTTACCAACCAATCCCAATACTGCGTTGTATTGGACTGCTGTATTAGATGTCTACGGAACAGTAAGACCGGGAATAACTCAGATTCGTTTACAAAATCCTCATATGGATACAGAGATTGTAGGTACTATTCAATTTAACCCGGATGACGATAGATTGTTAACATATAACATTGATGTAGATACATTACCATTGAATACTCTACAATCGGTTGATAGTATTATTAATCCTCAACTTAAAGGCCCGGGAATAGGATTACTTCCTGTAGCAGACAAACAAAGATATTTGATTGTAGAACCAATTGGTAGTGCAAATAATGTTGATCCTAGTGTATGGGGAAATATTGTTGCTAATAGTAATGATATCATTGAATATAGTAGCACTACAGGTAGTTGGAGTGTAAGTTTTGACAGTCAATCATCTACACACGTAGAATATGTTACTAATCTTACTAGCGGTGTACAATATAGATTTACTGACCATGCATGGATGAAATCATTTGAAGGTTGGTACGACCAAGGTAGTTATACTATTGTAATTTAATGGTCACCGTTAACTATGATAAATCATAGTATGAACATATCAGGTGGTGTATTTTTCTACGCAATAGATACACAAAGATTTCTTTATTTACTACGCAATGACCCAAAGAACTCAGGTAATTGGGGGATTCCGGGCGGTAAAATAGAACACGGGGAAACATTATTAGAAGGTGTTAAACGTGAATGCATAGAAGAAATAGGTTACTTTCCTGATACTGCTAAACTTATACCTATTCAAAAGTTTGTTAACAATCAATTTGTATATCATACATTCTTTTGTAAAATAGATAAAGAATTCATTCCAACATTAAACGATGAGCATTGTGGGTATTGCTGGTTAGATACAATACATTACCCAAAACCAATGCACCCCGGATTATTCAATACAGTTAACTTTGATGTTGTGCAAGATAAGTTAAAAAAGTTGGTTAAAAAAGGGTCCTAAGACCCTTTTTATATTGCTTAAAATTAATTAAGCATTCTGTATTTTAACAGATTGATTAGCGACTGCTGAACCTAATGTCCATGCAACACTAGAACTGTTAGCAAATTGAGTGCCTGTATTACGTACTACTGTACATTTGTGTGCACTAATTTTAATAACATAATATGTACCACCTGCACTATCAGTAGCAGTAATAGTCATTTGACCTACGCCAGTGATTGCAGAACCTTGTAATACACATCTAGCTGTGCCATCGCTAGTAGTAACTAGATATTGTTTAGCACTTACTTGACGTTTGATATCAGCAATGTTACTTGAACCACCTGATGTTGTTTGAGCATATGCAATAATTGCAGGGAACGCTTCAGCATCATAAGGTTTACCATCATCAGTTGTATATGTCAATGTAGCTGTTGCACGTACCTCACCGCCATTTGGAGCAGTAGTAAACGTGATAGTTTCTGTACCAATATAACCTGATCCAGGATCTGTAACTTGTAGATAGTTAAGACAGAATCCCACGTCAAGTTTAGCACCTGTACCACTTCCACTGTCAGTTGTTGTATCAGCACTACCAAATGCATACGTTGTACCATATACGTAATCAATACTAGACACTAATGCAACTGCTTCAACACCATAAGTAAATGTTACTGAACCACCTGCACCATTGTTGTCACCAGCACCACTACCATTGTAGTCACCTGTAGCACGTGTGTTATAGCTTGGAGTCATACTACCTGCAGTTGGGCCACCTACAATAGTTTGTGCAGTAGTAGGAGCATGAGTACCATCAGTACCGTCCCATACACCATACACGCTTGAACCAGTTGTATAACCAGTTAAATGATGTCCTGAACCGTCTGTAGTTATACCTTTAAGTATAGTAGGACTTGTCCAGTGACTGTTAATAAATTGGTCCCATACAATCCATTCTGTACCATCCCAATTACTGTTAGTACCGGTTGCATTTAATGATGCGCTAACTACACGTAGTTTAGTAACACGCCATGTTGATCCATTTGCATCAGTTAGTATATCACCAATTTGATATCCTGTACCTTTTGCATTTGGAGTAGCATTTTGTGCATTACTATGTACTATACCTGTTGCTTGTTGGCCACCGGGTAAACTGGGTGCTCTTAATGTAGAAATAGTGGGTAAACGATTAATATAGTTGCCACCATTGGTAGTAGCAAAACCTGTTACACCTTGACCACCAATACCCTCATGTGAACGTTGACCGGTTGCACCAAAGTTGTCACGTGTATCACCTGTATCGTTCGTATTTTTGTTACCAAAAAATCTTTTATTTAATGAACTTGCCATAATAATTCCTATTAAGCGTTGTTAATTAAAACAGATACATTAGCTACAGCTGCTGTAAAATTCCAAGGTATACTTGAATAGTTTGCAAATTGTGTACCGGTACCTCGTACTACTGTTGCTCTACGATTAGCAATCTTAGTAACATAATATGTACCACCTGCACTATCAGTAGCAGTTAATGTCATTTCACCTACATTACTTACTGCACTTGCTTTTAATGTGCAAATTGCTCTACCATCACTAGTTTCAACATAGAAACGATGTTGTGATTTTTGTTTTCTAATTGTACCAACTTTAGCAGTACCACCGCTAGTTGTTTTAGCAGTAATTAAGAATGATGGGAATGCATCTTCTGTGTAAGGTGTGTTTGATGGTGTTGTAAAATTAACAGCAGTTACTGTTGGTTTACCTGTACCTGTTACAGTAACAGTTTCTGTACCATTATAACCTTCACCGGCATCACTAGTTGGAACAACACCGCCACCAGTGCTAATATGCCAATAGATATCTGCTGAGAATGTACTAACACCTGAACCACTAGCTTTAGTTAATGTAACACCTTGTGTGTTACCGCTATTTGGAATCGCAGATAAAAGAATACCTGATCCTGCATTTGTTAATGTAAATGTAGCGTTACCTGAACCAGGAACACTTGCAACAGTAGCTATCATGCCACCTGTTCCACCGTATGTATATGTATCACCAACTACTAGTCCAGTATGACCTGCACCAGTTGAAACTGATGCTACGTTAATATAGATTGGAACTAATGTTGCTGTTTTACCTGCTGTATCCGTTGGTGCAGGCATTGTGATTGTTGGTGCAGTTGTGAAAGAACCACGATTACCTGTGAAATCTACTGATATAATGCCTTGTCCAGCAACGCCATCATATCCACCTTTAGTGTAGTTATCACGTGTATTGCCTGTGTCTCCGGTATTATCGAAACCGAATAATTTTTTACTTAGTCTTGCCATTTGTTTTTCCTTTATTTAATGACCGTTCTAGGGTCTACGCAGTGGCTTTACTGCATAAACTCTTTTCAATTAAGAGTGAACAATAGTATTTATGACTACTTGTATTAAATTATGCAGTTCTTTGCCAAATATAAACAACCACATAAGGTTGTAAATTTTGATTTGTGCCACTAGATCCAGCAAGATTAACTGTAGTTGTAGTATCTACGCTTAGACCAGTTGCCACTGGATTGGTATGTGCTTTTGCACCTGCGCCAGCATCATAATTTCTAGCAAACTCTTGATTTCCTGCACTTCCACCGTCGTTAGCAGTAGAGTCTTGCGTTCCAATGTAGTGACTATGTGGAGTTTCAGATACAGTTGAGGTAGAGCTAGCTGTGTGTGTATGTTCTACTACTATAGCATCTGCACTACCACCTGTGCTACCTGCAGATGCAAATAAAGGATTACTTCCACCAACACCAACTAGTACTTGACCAGTACCATAGGCCACCCAAGTTCCAAAACCAAACAATGTATTTGGATTTGTATTAATCATAGCATTTACATATATTGATCCTACTGGATATAATGATTCTGCTACTAAGCGTACTAATGCGGTTGTAGCTACTTTTGTGCTTTTATCTAAAATAGGTTGTGTTACTGCAACTACATTACTTCCAATACTACCACCTGCTAATAGATTTAATGCATATGTTGCGTTTTGTACAACGCCGCTTACATTAGCACCTGCAATATTAGTTATATTAATACCATTACCATATAATTTTGTACTAACATTACCAATATTGGCTGCTGTAATATTTCCAGCACTAGTAACATTACCCGCAGTTATAACTCCGGTAACTGTTAAATTTAATAAATTACCAACTGTTGTGATATTTGGTTGACTACTTGCAGTTACAGTATTTGCAACTGTAGCAGCTGGTACAAAACCAGTTACGCCAGAACCTAAAATTCCAGTTAATTGACTACCGTTACCATTTATCTGTAAATAATTACTTGCAGTTACTCCACCTAAGTAGTTTGCATTGTTTGCATTTGATACTGTACCAGTAACTACACCTCCGTGTACTGAATTTGCTGTATCAGCTATTGTTGCATGAGTTGCATTAGGAACAAAACCACTTACGTTTGCACCAGTAATATTAGTTAAACCACTACCATCACCGTTTATTTGTAAATAATTGGTTGCAATAACACCACCCAAATACGCAGAATCATTTGCGTTTGGCACAGATCCAATTACATTCGCACCTTGAATATTACTTAAACCACCTGCATTTCCTATGAAGTTACCTGAGAAGTAATTAGCATTTGCTAAATTACCTAATGTAGCTGTTAATGTTGCTGGATCAAATGTAAAATATGAGTTAGCAGTAAAATTACCATTACCGGCATTTATTTGAATTTGATTTTTTAATCCACCGGGAGTACCTGCACCACCTCCACCTGATACAGTACTAAAACTTAAATTACCTGCACCATCAGTGGTAAGTACTTGACCATTAAATCCACCTGTTATTTTAAGATTAGCTATTGGTACGCTAATATTGTTTACTCTGTTATCCAATGTACTAACAATAATATTACCTACTAATTGACTAGCGTTAATATAACAATTAGCACTATCAGTTAATATCTGAGTTAGTGTGGTGTTTGATCCAACTGGTGGATAAAGTATAGGGTCATTACCTATATAGACATTTTGTGTATCGGTTGCAAATCCTAATTCCCCTATATCTAATTGGGGTAAATCTGATTGATCGCCGGTTCTTATTTGTATTTTTGATATCTGGACAATTGCCATAGTATAACCTTGTATATTATACTATTTATCAAGATTTATAATAACTTTGTGTAGTATTCTTCTAGTTTGCCGTACCATAAATTTTGGTACTTGTCAAATTCATTGCCCTCTATTATAAATTCAGCATAAATTGCGTTTGGGTCACACATAAAAATGACCCCTTTTCTTATTTTAGTCCCATGCAATTCGTTATGTGCAGTAGCATAAGCTGCCAATTGTATAAAGTAATCGTCAATCCATTCACGTTTCTTTATTTTATTTGCTTGTTTGTGATCCATGATGCTTTCACTTCCATCATGTACCCCACATAAGTCTGTGGTTCCTGCATATACTTTGGGGAAATATAAGGGAACTTCTGTACCCCAATATTCAGTACATTTAGCTAGTCCCTGTTTAACAATGCTCTCAGCCATTGCTCGTGCTTGCATACTATATGGATTAGTTCCGCTTTCTGTTAGTATGCCAGTCTTAATATAGTCTTCTAAGAACTTGTGCATTCTAGTTCCTCGACCAGCTGCTTCAGTAGTAATCTCAGTTGCTTTTTGTGTACCTACACGTTTGCGCCAGTTTTGTAATGCTTGTTTGCTTTCTTCAGTTTTAGTTGCATCTAGTATTGTAGTAACACTGGGGAGTTTTTCACCATCTGGTGTGGCATATCTACGACCTTGTGGTGTATCTATGCGTTTGATTTGTTCGTATTTAAATTTGTTTGAGTTGTACATTTATCTATTGTACAACAATTTTATTACAATTACAAGCCGTTTGGTTTATTAGCTTGTTTACTTGCCATTTGTTGTAATGTCTTTTGATTGTCAGACTGTTGTTTATCTTTATCACTAACATCATCATTAGGTTTTTGACTTTTGAATGTAACTTCATTATCATTAAGATTGGCAATAATCTTGTTTAATGGTTCTTTTTTAACTATATCAAATAAATCTTCTTTGTCAACAGGTACATCATGTTTTCTT